GTGATACGTTTTATGGCGTACCTGATGCGAATACGACAAAGGGTTATCACTTTACCCTGCTTGACACCTACCGAGGATCACTCGTAGGTGTAACCACCGAACTCGGAGGGGATACACTAGTTTGGGGCGGATCTTTAAATAATTTTGGGAGTTTTGCACTACCTGATGGAGCAGGATTTTTCCCCTATCGCCAAGGAGATGGAACAAACATCAACGCTATTAAAACCCATGTAGCCTCTAACGAAGATGCTCTGTTTGTGTTCAAGGACAACGTCTTTGGTAAGTTCCAGTTCATTACTGCAAGCGGAGACTTTGAGGGTGAGGGTAGGATACAAGATGTAAACATTTCCGTAGGTTCAATCTCCCCACTATCTCCTCACGTCGCTGGCAACAACCTGCGGTTTTGGAGTCGTGACGGAGCAGCCACTATTGGCAACGAGGCTCAGTACGGAACAATTTTGCGGTATTCTGTGCTGTCGCCTCGAGCTGATGCAATTGTCCAACGAGTAACCCCAGCGAACTTAAACCGAGTCTGTGGTGTTTTCTATAAATCACTTTCTCTCTTTGGCATTTCAACCAATGTACAGGGGAGTGGGAATAATGCAGTCCTAGCTTTTGATGAACGCTACAACGCTTGGTCGCTGTGGACAGGTCTATATCCACGAGTGTTTGCTAAAAACATTCATCCCTCGACTAAAGAAGAACAGCTGTTCTACGGCTCAAGTAATACCGCCGATGTCTTGCAGATGTTTGAGGGCAGGACTGACTACGCTGGTTCGAGTGGGTCGGGGACAAAGATTACACTTTCCCTTACAACCAAACAATACGACATGAAGCTGCCCGATCAGTTCAAGAAGTATGATCGAGTTACTCTAGTTTTTGGATCTTTAACAGGAAACTCCACAACCGTAGGTATTACCAGAGCAGACGATGAAGGTATTACCACTGACGCTCGACTAAAAATTACTCAAAATGCTGTTTCGTCTGGATTTGGAAATGATGAGTGGGGGGATCAAGAAGTGGGTGAGATGACACCAGAGACTTCAGGATCCTCGGTCAACTTGCGTTACATCGAACTCAATCAAAGGGATTTGTTCTGGGTCAAAATTAACATTCAAAATGATGGCATTGAAGATGAGGTATCAATCATTGGTATCTATATCTACTTTTCAGAAAGTACCAAACCACTCACGTTTGCCATGCAACTCAGTAAGCTTGCTTAAAAGACACAAAGAGAGTTAATAACACTTACTATACATACTAGGAGAATAAAATGATTTTTAAGGCAAATGACAAATTTCGTACCGCACTAAGATCTACTTGGATCTCTAGTCCTGCTGACGGCTCTTTATTGGTTGGTGCGGTTCCTAATGATGTCCCAACCATTGTAGTGGTCGGGTGGAAAACTACCTTTGAAGCAGTCTTCTCTGTGACGGGTAAATCTGGATCTACCGCTGCCGACTACGCCTTAACAGGAGTTACTTGGCTTCGGGGTTATGTTGGCAATTTGGCTGAAAACAGTACGGTGAACTGTCTGAATAATGAAGAATTTTTTAATCAATACTCTGAGTTTGTAAACGATCAATATCTCCAGATGGCTGAACAGGCTGTTGCTCCCTCAACTCCCACCGCAGGACTCTTGAGACTCTATGCTGATACTTCTGGAAAATGGCACGTCAAAAACGATGCTGGAGTTGATGCCGTTTTAGGAGAATTATCTGATCAATTTATTGCCGTTGCTGACGGTGCTACCATGACATTTGATCTAGGTAGTCTTACCAACAAGTTGAAATTTCTCACGGGAGCATTGGCTGGTAATAGAACTTTTGCCATTTCTAACTCATCTGCTGGATTAGTCTTTATGATTCGAGTACGTCAAGACGGCACTGGCTCACGAACGGTAACTTGGTTCCCTGCGGGGTCTGACACCATTACTATGACTTTAGCTACACCAGGTGTGGTTACAACCACCCTTGATCTCAAAACGGGTACACCAGTTGTCTTCACAACCACGGGTACTTTATTGACAGGCATTACTGCTGGAACTAGGTACTACTGGATTCGTACAGCAGCGACTACGGGCAACGTTGCTACTTCAAAAGCGAACGCCTTGGCTGGAACAGCCATTGCAACATCAGTCTCTCAATCAGGCGTGCATACTATGAAGCCTCAGATCTTGTGGTCTGCTGATACTGTTCCAACTCTTTCAACAGGTAAACACGCAATTGACGACTTTGGCTTCGTGATTCAGTCTACTGGACAAATTTCTGGCACAGTCGTTAGTCAGGATTTATAAATATGTCAAGAACTTGGAGATCAGACGGAAGGTTTAAGAAAGGGTTTATTCCTAAAAATAAAGGAGTAAGAACACCTTGTTTTTGTGCATCTTGTGAAGTTGAGTTTTATCCACTAGACCAAGTCAAAAGAGTGTATTGTTGTAAAGAGTGTCAAGATACTTCTATTAGAACTGGAGCAGACCATCATTTGTGGGATAAAGATAAAAAAAGAGACTATATTTGTGAAGAATGTGGTCGTGGTTTCTCTCCAACATCTCATGGTGATAATTATAGGTTTTGTTCTATTGAATGTAGAGGAAAACATTATAGCGGAGATAATGCATCGAATTGGAAGGGTGGAATTACAGAGGAGAATAATAAAATAAGGAATTCAACAGAATATAAACTATGGAGGATGTCTGTTTTACAAAGAGACATGTTCTCTTGTGTAGCCTGTGGATATAGAAGTAAAGGAAAAAACAGTAGAGATGTTGTAGTAGATCATATTAAACCATTCTCTCTTTTCCCAGAATTAAGATTTGATATGGATAATGGTAGAACTTTATGTAGGAATTGTGATGCCATACTTGGGTGGAATTATTATAGAGATGGAGATAAAAAATGAGCCAGAGACAATTTCGCAGTGATGATTCTGAAAAGTGGCTAGAGGGATTCGGGCTAGGAGGCTCTGGCACTTCCTATGCGGTTCCAGCAAACATTGCGTGTTCTGCCACTATTTCTACTACCACTGTAACCCTAGTGAGTGCAAGTACATTTGCAAACGGGATGCTGGTTTTAATTCACCAAACAAAGGGAACGGGGGCTGGTACTTGGGAGCTGAACAAAATAATCTCAGGTGGTGGAACGACAACCCTCACTATGGGGTATCAAACACAGAATACCTATACGAATTCTGGCGTTACTTCCAATGCTCAAATTATAGAACTCAAGCAATATAACTCACTAACATCTGGCTCAATAACTTGCCCTGCCTGGGATGGTGCTCAGGGTGGAATTATTGCCTGGATGGATAAAGGCACATCAACAATAAATGGAACACTAACTACAGTTGGTAAAGGGTTTAGGGCATCCACTGAATATAAAAACCAAGATGGACCAGCAGAAACTGATAAAGGTGAAGGTAGTGGCACTGATACGTTTGGAACTACGGAGGGAAGAACTGCTAATGGTAATGGTGGTGGTGGAGGAGGTTCAGCTGGATCTGATGGTGGTGGTAATGGTTCTGGTGGTGCTTCTGGTGGCTCGAAAACAGCTGGTTCTGATGGATATAATGCTGGATATTCAACAGCTACGGGTGGAGAGGCTGTCTGGGGTAGTTATGGCTCAACAGTTACTCTTGGTGGAGGTGCTGGGAGTAGGGTATCTGGAAGTGCGGGTGATGCTGGATCAGCTGGAACAAATGGCTCTGGGTTACTTTTTGTATTCGCAAAGAATATTATCGTAACAGGTTCAATAACTTTGAACTCAACAGACGGGGATTTAACAGGAGATAGTAGCACCTATTCCTCTGGTGCTGGTGGTGCGGGAAGTGCTATGTTCTGGGGAGAAACAATTGCTTTGGGAACATCCCTCATCACAGCTAATGGTGGTCAAGCAAAAGGAACATCTAAGTTTGGTGGTAATGGCGGAATTGTCGCTCGGTACTCACACTCTTTTACGGGAACAACATCACCAACTACTGACTCAACACTCGATGTGACTATTAGAGAACCTTCAAAGGGTGGAGCTTTTCTATTTAACTTTGTTTAGAGCGGAAAAGTCTGAAAGAACAGATGGGTGAAACTATGAGAACACCAAAGGCAAATACTATTTTCACTGAATTTATTGAGTGGGGGTATGCATCTTCAATTCCAAAACCAATGAGTGTCATCGGCAAAAGAACTGTCGCTAAAAGCATGAGAGAAAAGATTTTGTTTAAGTGTTTTTGCATATAGGGACAGTATATACGTACGGACTGTAAATGTCAAATGTCAAAAACGACACAAAGAACCTATG